ATTTTTGCATATTCTTGGGAATCAATTAAATTTTTTGCTTTTCTACCGAACCTAATTGCAAGTTCACCCGTGTGGGTAGCTTGAATGATCTTTAATTTTGGATTACGACCCACCATCCAAGCAGGTAGCAGATAAGACGCAAATTCAGATTTTGTATGCCGTGGTGGCATATTAATAATTAATCTTTTTATCTCACCTGTAGCTAATTTATTAAATTTTTTTGCAACGTGCCTATGATGGGACCCTTCAATAAAATCAGGCCAGACGCATTTAACAAAAGACAAGAAGTCATTCTTGGCTTTGTTTTGTATCTTTTTTTCTGCGTGCATCACCTGATAACGCTTGTAGGTCTTTCTGACATCGGCAGGTAATTTACTTATGTCTACGTTTAAATCCATATAAAAATTTTATAAAATTTTTTGCATCATAATATGATGTTTAATAAGTTTTTAACAGCGTTGGCACTCTAAATCAAGCAATTCAACCAAAAGTAGTGGGACCCCTTTAGAAAAAAGGGGGATGGGGGGTCGTTGGTCGGGGGAAATTTTGGGCTGGATAAGGACCCTAACGCGGCGGAGCCGCGTTAGGTGTTTAGTTATGGACGAACTAAATTGTCATCATCATACTGTTCTTTAGTTAGAGATCTAGTTTCTTTAGTTAATCTATTAACAAATCTCCAATTACGTTGATGATTGTCACTATTTGGCTGATAGTGATAGTCGTATTCTTTACGCCATGCATTGTCTGGTGTTAATCTTTTAGGCTCGTGTATTCTACCGAAATGATTAATAGCTTGTTCGCCAAACTTTCTAAACCAATCGCCCTCGCATTGCATTGAACAGGCATTGCCACCAAGATAACCGAAGAATGATCTTCTTCTAGTCTGATAATACTTGTTGCCTTTAGGACCGCGTATGCGGTCCTGTGTTTCATATGTATGACAGTTAGGTCCTTGACAATATTTCATCTCGCTCATTAATGCACACTCGCTTTCTTCCTAGCTTTAAAGTCTTTAAAGGCGTCAGATGTTGCGACCATGTCTTTAAGTTTAGGAAGAATAAGTAACATCATAACCCACTCCAATTGTTCAGCGGTTAATTGTCCACTATCATCAACCTCTTTTACTCGTCTAACGCTTTCATCTGGATTGCCTTTGCTTTGCCAAATGTAATCAATTGCACTCAAAATATTTGAGTGCAACCATTTTGGTAAACGATCATCAACTGTTCGTTTTATTTGTTTCATTTTTTTCCTTTCTTATAAGTTAGGTCAAATGTTTCATTGACTTGGTGGGCAAGATAGTTGCCACCAAACATAACACCTAACCACAATAGACGTTGTTCTTCTTTGTTGTGTTTTTCAATATACTCTTTCAACTCTTTCTCAGTTTTGAAAGTAGCAAAGAAATTACTTCCATGTAGTTTTATTGGTTTAGTCATTATAACACCTCCCAGTTAGTTGCATATCTATAACCCTTTTTATCTAAATCGTAATAATGTAAAAAAGGTCTACTGTCTTTTTGTCTACTCCCAAATCCACGACAGTTATCATTTACAATGCCGAAACGTCTAACTTCTTCGCCATTGTTTTTAGTGTATTTGATTTTGAACTTTTGATTGTTTTTTATTGATTTGTCCATAATAGGGATAGTATAGGACTATCCCTAAAAGGTCAATCCCTTAATTTTTGGCTTTTTCTTCGTTGTATTTCTTTAAAGCCATTAGTTTAGCTTCTCTTGAAACATTTTTATTCTTCATGCTTTCAAGATAGTCAGCACAATTTTGAGGATTAAAGATAGCCAAGCCAGTTGAATTACATCTAATAATTTCCGCTTCATCTATTGGACATTTTGCTTTTTCACAAAAATCCAAAGCTTCATCAAGATATTTCCAAGACTTTAACCACCCTTTGATTTTCAAGCATTGATTTAAAACACTTGTTATCCATTTTTCATGGCAAGAAATTAACTGACCTTTCTTTTGTTGCCAAAACATTAGAGTGTCATATTCCTCTTTCTTACAAGCGATTGATCTATCTCTACAATATTCACGACCAATCAAATCCAAAACATAATCATTATTCCACTCTCTTGAATATGATGTTTGATTATCACGACCACCATTAGTTCCAAGATATTTGTCATTAGCGTCAACAAACTTTTGTTGGTGGGGATTTCTTTCTTTGTCTTTCATCTCAATATTAATATCTGGATTACAACCCTCTCGCCCTTTTAGTTCATCTCTAAAATAGGCATAACCAAAATCCACATCTCTTGAATTTTCGTTTCCATTAATATTTCCATTGAGTTTAAAATCAAAATGACTTTCAATATATTTGTCTTTCATTATTGGAGTGTCATTTTCATCTCTATCCTCTACCTGTCCTTGATAACCAAAATGGAAACAACTATCTTTCGCAATAGTGTCCACATTTTCAAACTTGGTTTGAAGATACCAAGCTTTTTCCACATCTTCGTGAGTATAGTGTCGTCTAACTATTTGTTCAGCAAGTTTCCATGTTTCGTCTTGTAAAGGTTTCATTTCTTCTCTTGCTTTTAGATATGCTTCTTTTTCTTGTGTGTTCTCTTGTTCAAGATGTACTCGTAAACGACTTGCGATCTTGTTCCGATACTCTTGGTTTAGTCTTATTCTACTCATTATTTTTCCTTTCAGTTAAAAATAAATTTATAAGCTATTGACTTTTAAAAGTCAAGGGATTATATAGGATGTAATCCTTTAAGATAAACGGTTATGAACTGTGGATGATAAAAGGATAATGGATTGCCCTCAAATTATTTTTCTTCACGGTCTAACAATTAGGGGGCGACCAGAAGGGATTTATGATGATAGATAGTTTATGGTTTTATCCAATTATGTTTTTTGTAATGATTGGAATATTATATTGGTTTAGTTAAACTTGAGCTCTGGTCCTATTTGTTAGCATCGGATCCGCGAGTTAGTTATACGAGAGAAATGTGTACTAATGGGACCTGAGGTCAAGTACAGAGTTAATTACTCTTAAGCCCTGGTGCACCGGTAAACAATTACTGTCGGGCTTCAGTGTACTTGGCCAGTTTAGAATGATTCTAAATTAGTGGAGGAATATCAACCTCTATATTACTGGATGAGCGCTCGGGATCCTAAAACCAGTTGAAAGCCAGCGCACTGGCTCCAGCAACACATTTTAGAATTATTCTAAAGTAGAAAAAAATATAAGTAAGTATAGACGAGCAAGCACACACAGGCTTGACAGGTAAGAAGGGACAATATAGGATGAGTATTGAAAGGATAAAATATGAAAGTAATAGAGTACAAAAACAAAAAGCTTAAATTGCCATATGATTTAAAAGATGGTGAGACAAGCCAAGAACTAGTAACAAGACAAAACCCGTTCAGCGGTCGGTCAATAGAATTGCCTGAATTCGCGGCTAATATATATGATATATGTGTAGAGTTAAACATAGCAATGGAAACTCTAGATAAAAAAACAAATCAGCCTCCAGGCATCAGTGAACACCAGGATGGATGGCAAAAAGTGCGGAATGGTCTGGACTGGTTCAGACAGCATTTTGCTAGAGAATATATGGTGCTACTTGACTAAAGTTAGCCCAATGTCAGAAGAGTTTCATGATTGGCTGGACAAATGTCCAGTCACATGGATCCGGGACCGCGTTGATAAGGATCATGTATTTTATGCATTCGCAACACCAGACGAAGAAGACGATGACAATTAGATCCAAACACAACGACTTGATGAATTACTTTGTCCACGATGAGCGCGACTTAAGTCGCGCTTACGTTCAGAAGTGTAAGAAGTTTATCTGGGGCCTGAGGGACGCCGGGCTGGTAACTAAGCAAGCGGCCAACACGCTCTTCCATCTACGCACAAGCAAGAACAAACAAGCGCCACAATTAAATGATATAAACAAGCATAGAAAGACATGTACAAAAAACAAGCAAGCAAAATAACCGGTGGGCTGTCAGCTCCAGGCAAGATGCCTGAGGGCTCGTATAACCTACCGGCCTCCCATTGCCAGACTGGCCAGCTCCTGGCCAAGGTGGCCGGCACGCCGTGCTCAGGCTGCTATGCACTGAAGGGTCGATATCGATTTCCCAATGTGAAGGATGCATTAGCACGCCGGCTTGGGAGCCTCGAGCATCCTGAATGGGTGCGGGCCATGACTGTGCTCATAACAGGTATTAAGCATTTTAGATGGCACGACTCAGGAGACATTCAGAGCTCATGGCACCTGGACCAGATCTTTAAAGTATGTGAAGCGACGCCAGATACTATGCACTGGTTGCCAACTCAGGAGCGCAAGTATTTGCCTCTTCCTGGATCCACAATTCCGCCAAATTTAATTATTAGACTCAGTAACGCAAAAAATGATACAAAACCCGGCAACGCCTGGACCCATTGGTCTACAGTCGTGACGACCCCTCGAGCTGGCCACGTATGCCCGGCCCCTGAACAGGGTATGAAATGCCGTAGCTGTCGCGCATGCTGGAATAAAGATATTTATGAAATCCAATACAAAAAACACTAAACCAACCATCTATCCAGCCCATGAAGAATGGAGGAAGACATATCCCTCGTTCATCGAACGAGGGACCAGCGAGCAACTAGCGAGCAACAAGCTTGACAGGAGCTCAGGTCTGGGATATCATAGGACTAATGGTAAAGTGGAGCATCTAGAACGATCTGTAGCCCGGAGCCATATAACAAACACGCGAAACGCGCACTTTGTGCGCAGCTCAAAGCGAGCCGCTCGAAAGGACCCTGGTCTACCAGTTGACTCCAACGTGCTAATGGTAATGGAGCGGCCAGGGGATAGGGATCCCCAGCCAGAAGAACCAACAAGCAACAAGCAATCAACAAGCGAGCAGACGCTCAAGCACAGTGGGCCAGGATACACGAGCAACGGACGAGCAAGCAAAACCATCCCTCAATAGATCATCAAGCATGGACCCTGGAATAAGTTTCAGGGAGCCCTGACCAAGGGTCTGGGCTAAGATAAATGTATTATGAGGATGTGTCTTATGGAATGCAATTTGATGTGGAGAAAAGCGTAGAGAATTACTCCTTGTGACTTTTAATTCAACAGTGAAAAAGTGGCCAGAAGGATTATACCCCAATAGATCAGGGAGCCCAATACCAGCAAGGTTTTCAATACGATTCCACATGATACCGGAAGTATTTCGTTTAAGATTTTGATATAATTTTCTCTCGGGAGCCATTTCATATTTAGAGTAATTACAGTATGCCTATAACCTTCCCAGGGGGACATACTTCTTTAACAACTCTAATTATAATTCGGTGTGATTCTCTATCGCCTATGATTTTATTTTGAGCTAATAAGATTTGTGTAACATCCCACATAGTCTTGTCTGGCATCTCAACAGAAACTCTAGCTTCTTTAGCAACAGTACTTTTGTCATTAAACATTCTGATTATTTTTTCTAACTCCTGACAACTTACTGTCATTAAAGTACTCCTGTTTTTCTTAGTTGATTTACCTTGTCGTCGACTTGTTGTGCCAACTTTTTATTGTCGGTGTGTAGCTCTATATTCTCTTGTTCTAACTCTGTCAAGCGAACTTGTAATTTTCCATTTAATTTTTGATGTGACTCATTAACTTCAAGTGAGTTAGCTAAACCTAATTCTAATTCTTTAATATTAGCAATAGCTTGTTTCATTTCAGGACTATTCATTCCAACAGCTTTAACTAAATGCATTTCACCTTCGGCCTCT